AAGCCGTTGTGCCACTGGAAGAAGTGGTTGGACTTGTCAGCGTATTACCGCCAGCCGTGTAAGCTGTGCCCGTCGTATTGGTTGTTTCGTTGGTCGAGGAGTATACCGTCGTTGAGGCATCAAGAGTTGCCGAGGAGGTATACAAAGCGATTTTGAAAGTATCTGCGCCCGTCCCTGCACGAACGACAGAAGTGTTGAAAGCGTGGATGCCGCTCAACAGCTGCAACTTGAAGGAAGTTGCCATGAAATTGCCAGTGAATGCCATTATGGCCTCCTCAAAAGTTCAGCTAAATAAGGATGACCAGCTTCTGTTACCAGATGGCTGACCGTGGTCCTGTCACAGGATATAGCACGTTTTATGTGATCAAGCACTACTTGTTCCACTAAATCCTTAAAGGCTACGGCCTGTTCACGGATTGCAGGGTGCGCTGTTTCGGAAACAGAGACAATGCGATCAGCGGCCCGCTTTGCCCAGAACTCCGGTGGGTGACCACCATTTGAAGAGGTTTCAACATCAACTCTGAAACCACCGACCGTACCTTGACTACCAACCATTCTATGTTGCCTTTGTTTTGACTAAACCATCCCGATAAGCATCCTCATCTTCGAGACCCTCACCGTAGTTCTTCAAGCGAGCTAATGCTTCCGCGAACCGTTGATTATATAAGTTCAACAAATCCTGCTCGCCCTTCATATAGGTATAAGCCTCAAATAATGTTCCGTAAAGAAGGGCTTGTTCTGCATTGTCCCCCAGCCAAGATGTACCTGTATCTACAATTGAGGCGGGCTGATAGAAATAATGCAGCTCCACAGGGTAAGCACCAGCAGGAACCGGGGCTAAAAGGAACGTACTTTTATCATACAAAGCATAATACTTTGGGGTTCCTGTAGCACCAGAAGGATTATACTCTTGGAGGAACTCAACGTCCTTGTTCAATAGGAAAGAAGTTTCCCCGCTGACAGTCACGCTTAACGAATAGGATGCCAAAAAATCTGCGGGCAAACCAAGGTACTTGTTGCTGGCAGTCGTTGTACCGGAGACATTATAACGAAAATCGACTAACTGAACGGAAAACAGAATCCGTTCTTCGCAGTTGCGAATAAAGGTGGGGATGTAAGAGTTAAAGGTTGTTTCATCGTATTCGGTGAAATCCTTTACCGCTTGTACCAGCGTCGTGTATGTCCATGCCATTATGTGATACTCACCGTAACGATACCAATCTGCATAACACCCTGTGTGCTGATGTTCTGAAGATAAGGAAAAATGTCTTGACCCACCGGAACGTCCATTGGTTCAACCCGGCTTGGGCGCGGCTCAAACAAAGCTTGTGGCTCGGTGGGTGGGAAGATAGGCTGGATCTGCGGATGCTTTGGTTCCCAGCATTCGACGCAAGTCCGCAACCCATTCCACTCTTTCTTTAAAGAGTTGTTACGGTACTGGAGACCACAGCGGTCACATAGCGCAATTGCATAGTTGCCTCCTGCGTATTTGCCCATATTACACTACCCTATACCAGTTCCTCACCGGAGTAAGTTGCAGTGAAGCGCGGTCACGGTCCTCACTCTTGGCTCTGTCAAACTCTTCCTCGTATACAGCCTTCAAGAGCTGCACACGATCCGGGGCTTTCTTCATAGCGATATAATAAGCAAGACCAGCCACAAGACAGGGATAGAAGCGGAAAGGGATGTCGAGTGTGTTTGCGCCGCTTCCAGCATCATCCATACGGACGAGCTTATCAACAATAAGGTAATAATCCTGATTGGGCCGAGGCCATATAATAAGCTGAGGAGTGATCTGACGGTTGACATAAAACTGAAGGGGTCGCCCAACTGAGAGTTTGTTCGGAATGCTGAGGTAATAATCGCGGCTGATTCGGTCAACGGTTAGGTCCTGCTGGTTTTGAGAGGCAGCAGTGTTAACAAACCGACAGGCCATTGAGATGATATCAATGGTGGAAGTGGGAAGTTCGTAAGTCAGACCATCCGAATTGACCCCACCATTAGCAGACACCGTAATCGAATCACGAGCAATCGTCCATTGGTTCAACCCACGGTTTGCCCACTCTGCCAGCAAGAGGTTCAAGCTTCGGCGAGCCGTGCGCTGATCATAGCCCGTACGGACCTCGATACCACACCGCTCAAAAGCTTCCTCGATGTATTCACCTAGATCGAGGTTGAACGTCTTCGTGCCGGAAGTTGCCATCTTAGCTTACCTTGCAGCTTTTCGACCGACCTACGCCAGCCCCCTTAGGAGTTACCATGCCGCCGCCAGCCTTGCAAACGGAGCCCCCATGATTGAGAGCAACGCCCATGCCACGAGTTGCAATGCCGCCGCCGCGCAAACCTTTTGGAGATTGCTGCTTGTCGTGCTTGGTGTCCATGCTAGATTTTTCCCAATCGGCAAGAGACATACCATGCTTCTTAGCCAACTTCTTGTCCTGCTGGAGGTCCTTCTTAGAACCTTCCCACTCCTTCATGCTCATTTTAGCCATGGTACTTTTTCCTTTGTCTTCTTCGGGGTTGGTTAGGATTCCAAGATTAAGTGATCCGCGCTGGGACATCAGTACATCCTTACTTTAACTTTTGTTAAGTCCGCGAAGTGTCTTCGCAAGATTGGCGCGTTTGGCAAGAGTTGGGTTGGAAGACTTAGAAGCAGCAGCCAGTTTAGCCGCTGGAATCTTTTCTCCAGCAGGGACTTTCAAGGACTTACGAAGAGCACCGGGGTTTTTGATCGCATCCTTGATCCACTCACCACCTTTAGCAAGACCCTTTGACTCAGATAACGCAATGGCAACTGCTTGTTTGGGGCTCTTAACAAGGGGGCCACCTTTGCCAGAGTGCAGACTGCCAGCCTTGAACTCGTGCATTACTTTGCCGATTTTCTTTTGTTTGGCCGTCAGCTTTTTCATTTCTTTTTGCCTTTGCCAACAGCGATGACAACCATAAGTTTAGGCTTGTTGGGTGTAACGCCTTTGACGCGACCGACATTTGGGAGACCGCCCTTTTTCAAAGCTACCCCCATGCCGCGAGTAGCTACACCGCCGCCACGCATCTTGTGCTCTTTGGCTTCTTTACGCTTGCTTTCGCCAGCTTCGTGCTTCTTCATTGCGGCCTTGGAAGCGTAAACTTCCTTGCTGCCTTTTTCCTTAACAGCACCGCCCTTTTTCATGGCAGGGGGAGCAGCACCGGGGGACATGGGGGAGGTCATCATTGGAGCATCGGACATAGCGGGGGGCATGGGAGCACCCGCTCCACGGCGGTCCGCCATTGCCATGTTCATGGCACGTTGACGGATGCGCTTTGGCATGGAGTCGTTTTTGCCGGGTTTTTTCATAAGGGCCATGGTAGTTCTCCTAGCGTTTCACAAGATGGTCTGCGATGAGACGGTCTATTTTTTCTTCAATACGATCAAACCTTTTGTGCATTAAGGCTAGGTCGCTTTGTAACTCTGCTTTTGTAACGTACTTTTCTCTGGTTTCAGATACGGTTTTCCAGAGTTGGTTTTGCTGGCTGTTAAGATATACTAGTACCCACCCCATCGGGACAATGAGGAGGGTGTGAAGCATGTTCCACACTAAATCAATGGATATGTTCATCACACCCCGCCCAGCTCAGTAGATTTTACGCAAGACGAGGATGATTGTGTAAGCATCCCCGGCAGAGGCATCCAACGTAGTAAACAGGATGTTGCCTGTTTTACCCGTAGTTGCGTTGTTGGTCAGATTAACGGAATCCGTAAAGTCCATTGTCTGAGCGGCATTTTGCGGAAATGTAAGGATAGTTACGTTTGCTGTAGCTTCCCACAGCAAACGAACTTCCATTCCATGCGTAAGACCGTAGATGCGTTCAATCTGAACAGCGGAACATGCCTTGCCAAAGTAGGTGGACAGGGTTGTAACATCCACCTTCTTAACAGCGGTTTCCCCTGTGCCATCGGAGGCATTGGTAAACTTCATGATGGCTTTTTTAACGCCATCATAAAGAAGCTGTGTTGCTACAGTGTCAGCCATTGCGGCCCCCTATTATTAGACCACAAAGGTCAGGTTAGGGTTCTGAGCATAACTAACAACCAAGACGCCTGTTCCTGTGCCGGTGTTGGTCGAGGTCAGGCGGATACGAATATCGGTTGTGCCAACGTTTGCCCAGTTACCGATACGGGTTGCATCTGCACCAGCGGTAGCGGCAATAATGCCAAGAGTACCACCAGCCACTGCACCAGCAGCAGTCAAATAAGTAGCTGACCCAGTTGTGCCAACACCGAGGGTTGACGAACTGCCAGACCAAATAGCGGTGATGAACAGCTGAATGGAGGTAATGGTGCTACCGGCGGGGATGACGATGTTGGAAGTATAAATGCCGTCTGCCCCTGCGCCCGCCTGAGAAACGGTTTCGGACTGCATGGAGATGACCGTGCCAAGGTTGGCTACGTCTTGGCCCAAGGTTGTGCCAGTGGTGAATTTGATGTCGCCGACTTTAACGGGACCAGAGAAAGTGGTAATACCCATCGTATAAACTCCTGCACGATGTAAGCCATGTTGTCTGTGCAGCGTCCGCCGGGACGGTCAACATAGCCGGAACCCCCGGACTGCACAGAGACTATACGAAAAAGGGGGCTGACACAAGGCCAACCCCCTTAATTTTGTTGCCGCACTTAGTGCTTACGCACCCTGCGAACCGTAGATCGCACGAGGATCAGACCAACCGAAGCTGTAACGCTCGCGGGCCTTATAACGAGCGTTGCCCGTTTCAAAGTCGCCTTCCATTGCAGTCTTGATTGGCGAACGAACGAAGTGCTTCAAGCCATTTGGTGCGTCAGTCTTGATGAAGAACGCATCAGGGTCGGTCAAGAAGTGGTTCACGGTAAAGCCCTGCGGCAAATAGCCGCCTGACTTGATCGCGTTCAGGTCGTTGTCAGCGGTCGAAACGCGCTGATCGGACTTGAGGATACGCTCGGCGGTGAACTGGAGAGCTGGGTTGATAATCAGCTTCATGCCACGAAGAGCGATTTTCAGGCCGCGTTCGTCGATGAAAGCTGCGATATCAATCAGAGCCTGTTCGAGCGAGGTTTCGTTCAAGTCAGCCTGAGTGGTTGGGGTGTTCGCAAACGTACCGCCACCGAAGGTAGGATGTGCGCTGTTGACCATCGACACGCCATCGCCGCCCAGATAGGACGAGGAGAAAGCGTTGTTGAGGACCGAAGCAGCCTTCACCTGTTTGGTGTTGGACATCGAACGCGCCATTGCACGGGTATAGCGGGCCGAGAGTTTGTCGTAGAGATTATCTTCGACAGCTTCTTCGGTGATCGCAAACGCGATGGCAATGGTGTCATGGGTGTAGCGGGCAGTATACGATTCACCAGCGGTGTCGTAAGTGATCGCTGCACCTTCGCCCTTTACTGGGGCCTGACCGAAACCAGCCAGCATGACTTCTTCTTCGAAGGCACGGTCAGAATTTTCCGTGTCGAAAATCTCGGCATGCTCGTTGTCGTAACGATCATATTCCATCCCAAAGAGTGCATTGAGGCCCGGCTCAAGCTCTTTGAGGAGTTGTGAACGAGTAATAGCCATTGTTCAAATCTCCTTAAACGCCCGCGCCAGTGCCGTTGGCATTGTAGCGATAGAAGTGATTGTTGAGCAGCACAATCGCCAGACGACCAGCAACCGAAGCATCAGTATTGAAAGGAGTATCCTCGAAGCCAATGATGCGGAGGTTGAGAGTGTTGGTAGTTGCTACCGTTGAAACTGCCAGCTTTGCATACGAACCAGTGATCGCGCTGCCAGTGATGGCGGTTGCGAAGTTGGCGTTTGCGTGGACAATCGAATCAGCCGCAGCAGCGTCTGTGTTGATCAAGAACAGCTGGTCAGGGTTAGAGACCACAGTTGCCGTAGCAATTGAGTTTGCATAGACAGCCGAAGTGCCGGGCCAATATGGCGACCAGCGGGGCTTGCCTGTCAAATCAATGTAGTTACAACCGAGGAAGACACCCAGAATAGGTACTGTACCGCCGGTGGCAGTAGCAGGGAGATCGATCATACCGTTAGTCAGCGGAATGACAGGTGCGCCGCAGTAGATGGAGCTGGACGTACCCGCAGTAGCTGCGGTCTGAATCAGATATGTGCTGTCGCCGTTGGTGTTAGCACCGCTTCCAAGCATACGATACGGGCGAAGCCCGAAAGTGGCATTGATATTTGCCATTGCTTAGATCCTTTTGAAATTATCCGGCGGAACGATTTCCACCGAAGGTTACACGAGTTTGACGATCTGGCTTACTGATCGGCATTGAAGAGTGCTGGTCTCGCATCAGGTCGTTATCAACCGCATCCATCTGCTGTTGGGCTTGGTTGCGGTAGTACGCTTCCCGTTGTCTGACAAGATCATCTGGGATACGCGCTAGGACTAATCCACCTACCGCAATAACTCCGGCATGCTTGCCATCATTAATGGTAGGAAGATCAAAGTCCGGAAACTCATCAGCGCGAACAAGTTCAAAGCCTTCGCGTAAGCGGGAATGGAGATTCTTTTTATCGTCAAAGCCGCTGGTCTCCATACGAACCCAGCGATGCTTGTAACCCTCCGGTGCGGGGGGTGCGTCCAACGAGGACGGGGGTCTCCAAACTTGAGGGCGAGCTTGTTTGGCTCGGGCATTCTCGGAACGAGGTGTACGGTCAACTGACATAATCATTGTCCTAACATCTGCTTACGAGCATGCTTCGCATACTCTTCTAAACTAACATTGAGTGCTTTGGCAATCCTTACCTGACTTGGGGTCAGAGAAATCTTGCGCTGGCTGGGTTTTGCGGTGGATCGGGCCGAAGCCACGGGAGACTGGGGCCGTTCTGCGGGCTCCGATCTTTTGAACTTGTGGGGAAAATCTTGCCGCATGCGATGATCAAGCTCGTCGTAATACTCATCGCTGGTTGGGTCGTAGCCTTCACGAGTCACTAAATCCTCATGAATGGCATAAGCCGTAGCGGTCATGGCACGATCAGCACCAAACCACTCGTTTTTCTCTGCCCAGCCTTGAGCCTTTGGATCAGGTTGCAGCTGGCGAGGAGCCTCTTGAGGGGCACGAGCTTCCCGCTCATACCGCTGACGCTCCGCAACATCCTCCTGTTCCCGACGCAAACGGGTGACACGCAAGCGTTCGTTTTCTACGGCGACGTTTGCAAGAAGGGATTGTGCCTCGATCTGGGCATCAGAATCACCCATATCGATGGCTTGTTTCAGCCTATCCTTGGCCAGCCGTTCCTGAGACCGAATGCGGTTATCAAACTCTTGGACCAACGTCTGGTCCAAAATCGTTGCTTTTTGCTTATAGTTATCAAGCTCACCCTTCAACCCACGGGCAAAATCAAGAGCCGCTCGTTCGCGACGCTCGGCTTCCCGGATCTTAAAGGTCAGCTTGTCGATACGCTTCTTAACCTTGTCGGAATGCTCCTCAAGGTCTTGGTCATCACGAGAGGGCCGTCGCTCAAGCTCCGGTTCCGGCTTTGCCGCAACCTCAACCTCGACTTCTCCTTTTTCGTCACCATCATCTTCTAAGGTGATCTCAATGGAGCCGTCTTCGACTTTGTCTTCTTCACTCATAGCAATCTCCGTTGCTGCACTGATCAGACGTTCAAGATGTCCGCCGGATCAGAGATGGTTGCGATGATCTCGTCATCGTTAAGGATGCGGACTTCTCCGCCTTCGATACGGAACCGTGCCCCGGCATACCGCCCAAGCATAATCCAGTCCCCCTGCTTGCACCACGGCCCATCAGGAAACTTGTCTTTATCCTTGTAGGCTGTTGGTCCAACGGCAAGAACATAGGCAACCACGGTTGCCAATGATTGACGCTCTACGTATTCCTCAGCAAGATGTACTCCGCCCTTGGTTTTTCCTGCGCCGCGATAGGGCAACACAAGAAGTCGCCAACCCGTAGGCTGGGGCAATCGTGCTAGGGCTGACTGAGGGATCTTGGTTGGGTCGAGAACGACCTCTTCCGGGAGGACAAAGGCCTGACCCAAAGCACCTTTGGGTTCTTCCTTGAGAAGGTCCGGATTAGTGACTGGCTCAGGGGCCTTGGCGTTCAGTTTCTTTTGAACATGGTCGGGTAGAATCAGATTACTCATTGTCTCTGTCTCTTTCATTTTTTAGCAAAAGGCGCAGCTCATTCTCGATCTCATCCCACACTTCGAGTTTACCCCGAAGGTGTCTGAAAGCGGAGAAGTCTGAGACGGGGCCTTTTGTTACCGCCTCTTCAACTACGTCTCTCCGCTCTCGAATCACTTTAAACAATCTGTCAACAATGTAAAGATCGCTCACAATTACTCCCTTGGTTTTTGCATGGCTTCCGTTTTAGCTTTGCTCCCAGCAGATGACCCATAGTAAAAATTAACAACCCCAGTCCAAGCTGTCCCCAGCGCACCGAGCATCATCAGGAGTGCTTCGGTTCCCGTCGGCGGCATACCCTTCAGCAACATCCAAACCAAGATGCCAAAGAAACCAACAGTGATCATGATGGCAAGGACACGGGGGATCCAGTCGTTGGTATGGATCTGCATATTCCGGGCAGAGTCACGATCCGCTGCCGAGATACGCTCAAGATCAATGTCCAGCTCCTTCATTTTTAACTTGAAGGTGGCGTCGGTTTCTTTCAGCTTCTGAAGCTGCTCTGGCGTTGCGCCCATTAGAGCGGCTGACACTTCGGATTCGTTTGCATCCGGATGTCCGAACATCGCCTCCGAAATGGTCTTGACCGCTAACCCCGCCAAAGGGCCACCCAAAGCTGTAGCTATAGTAGGAGCTACTTGGCCCAAAAGGCCACCGATTTTTGAAAGATCCATTCATTTCATCCTCTTATTAGTAAAGCCATACCAACAAGGCCCATCACCGATACAAGGCCCAGAACAATTAGTGTGACGACCGCAGCGTCGCGAATTTCCTCAAGCTTTGCAACACGGGCCTTTTCCGCCGCGTACTTTTCCCGCTCAATCTCTTTACGAATATTGATGACTTCTCTTTGCACTTGATCCCACGCCGCTAATCCAAACTGTCCGACAAACATATTCTTGGCTTTTGCGGCCAAATCTTGAGCTTCTGCTTTTGCCGTATACCTCTCAATAGCAATCTGTTCCACAGATTTATTTGAGAATAGGGACTTGCGGGGTGGTTCCGCAGCAATCTGCGTTAGCTTTGCAAGGCTACCCCACAAATCGGACAAGTCTTTGGCGACATGTTGAATCTCTTTGCCCGCAGCAATGCCCGCTTTCAAACCTGAGAAAGCTGTTTGGGCAAGGGCTAGTACGGTTAAAGGATCCATATCACTTTTTCTTTGCAGCTCTCATGTTATCGACAAGATTTGGGTAGGGTCGTCCGGCAGCTTTAGCAGCGGCTTTGGCCGAAGCCTTTTGTGCTGAGGATAAGGGTTTAGACTTACCTAGTTCCTTGGGCCGTGGTTTTGACCAAACAGGTTTTTTCATTTGCCCTTATTCCTTTTGCTGATTGCCGCAGCCTTTGCCTTGGCATCCGCTTTAGAGGAAGCACCCCACACCTGAAGAGACTTCAGCAAGCGGGTTGGCTTGCCTTTCTCATCCCGCTCTGGTCCCGGCATGTTTCCCATGCGAGCAAGGAAGCTTGCCCGACGTGGGTTGTCACCCTTGAGAACGGGTGGCTTGAGGTTATGCCCCTGTGCCTTGGCAGAGGCACGGCCCTTGGCATTGAGCCCACCTTTTGGGTTCTTGCCCTCTGAACGAGTCCAAGCTGGGGTCTTTGCCATGGTTTTTACCGTACGAGATATTTGACTGGACGCATCTGAAGACCAAATCCACGCGCTTCCTGACGACCTTTAGGAGCAGGGGTGACAGGGACATCTTCTTGATGCTTGTAAGGAATCGTGCCTTGATTAACGATTTCCAGATCGTGGATGATTGGAACATCCTTTTGTTTAGCACTTTGGATTGGGGACTTCATGGGTATCTCCTTTGGTAGGGAACAAGTGGGAAGTATGGTTTATAGAACTGTCCTATACCAAGTTGAGTAGGAGCCACTGATATAGGATGCGATTTATATACGGAGGCAGTAGGAGTAGGTTTCCCCAAGCTCCCAAGAAATTTTGAAACATCATATTTTACTGGGGACACGGTTTTGGTTGTGTTTGTCTCCAATGAAACAATTTTAGGTTCCTGATACGGCTCTTTTGGGTTTATAATAATGTCTTTTGGTGGAGTCTTAGAGCTATCGTCAGTACCATCTCCCGGTCCTTTCCCTTTGCCAGTACCATCGTCAGTACCATCTCCCGGTCCTTTCCCTTTGCCAGTACCATCGTCTAAACTAGTTTTTCCGTCGGTAGTAGTTTTTCCGTCGGTAGTAGTTTTTCCGTCGGTAGTAGTTTTTCCATCGGTAGTAGTTTTTCCATCGGTAGTAGTTTTTCCATCGGTAGTAGTTTTTCCATCGGTAGTTGTATCAACGACGGTTTGGGTAGTGGATTTTTTAAAAGCATCGATTGTTTCTTGATCCTTGGTTAAAGAATCTTTAAGAAGATCAATCGTATTGTTACTTGTTAGTGGATTTTTTAAAAGATCCTTGGTTAATTCTGCGTTCTCATTTTGTTTATTTTGTAATGAAGTTGTAATTGCGTCCATAACGGTTTGTGTTAAATTTGTGCCACTTAGGGTATCAACCATATTGCCAATACCCTTGGCATTTTCTAACACACGCTGGTTATAATCTTTCCACTCTTGCGCTTCAGCCTCATCTTTTGCCTGTAAAAAATCAAGCGTTTTTGCAACGTCTGAACTTCTTTCAACAACTGGCTCTTTTTTAATAACTGGCTCATTTTTAATAACTGGCTCATTTTTAATAACTTCATCAATAGTCTGCCGGTCTATTTTAGGGCTAGTAGCGTCCGTGTCCGTTTCTGTTAATGAAAATGTTGTCGGTGTATTGGTTTGGTTAAATTTATTTTCTTCATAACCTGGATCTGGTTTTGTTAAAAGCGGGTTTTGTTCAAACGTTGGTGTTTGCGTATTGGTTTGCATGGCAGCAAAAGCTTTGTTAACGTTAGCCTGCTCTTGTGGGTCTAAATCGTCTCGATTAACAAAACTTATGCTCATATCCTTTGTAGCGTTGCTACCCCCGCTAACTCCACCCGCTGGGTCAGTGGTGACTGGCTGATATGTATATTTTGATTGATCCCCTAGATTAAGAGCTTGATCGCCCGTGTCTTGTGCGGTTTTGATAAAATCAGTTGTTGGGTTGGGTTGTACATTAAAAAATGTATAGTCTGAACGCGGATCTGGTGGCAATACATGAACATCACCAAAATCTGGCAAAATCGGTTGTGCTGTCACCACATCAGGTTGGGTTTTAAACCCAGTGTTTAAAACCTGTGAAGTGGGTTCCGTTTGGTCAAATTTATAATCTTCATTTTGTGTATCAATATGATTTACAGGCTGACTTTTGAGAGATGGTAAGTCTGCCCGTAAATCATATTGATCTGGGGAAACAGGATTGTTTTCTAGGTATGGACCGGCAAAGGCGTTTTGAAAATTAACGTCTGTTGTTTGACCGCTATATGGTCCGTAAGCAGCACTTCCAGTGGTCCATCCAGATCCTAAATGAATCTGCGGGCCAAATCCAGTATACCTCATACCCTCATCTCCAACCAAAAACTGATTGCTATTCATGTCATGAGATGAGAGAATTTGGTTTAAAGATGATTGTAACTCTGGGTGTGCCTTTAAAACATCGGCAGGAATTATCATTTGCCCTTCTTGCAAATTACTCATCAAATAATTTTGCGCGTTAAATCTTCCGGCTGAATCAAGCCCTGAATTTAAACTTGCTAATCCCTTTAATACCCCCTGATAATTATCAGCCATGATTAAAGACCTTTTCTAATTTGACTTAACACAGCTATAGATTGAATTTTTTTAACTGGGTCAGATGGTGAGTGAATGGTTGCCCATTCCATTCCATTTTCGGTTGGCCTACCACGATGCACAGAAACAACATGTTTTTCATGTATTTTCCCATTAACTCCAACACCGCCGGGCGCATCTATTTTCTTTTTTGAATCATGTATTTTTGCCTCAACAACATAAGCGGGTTTTGTTGCTGTTGCCTTGTATTTTAGGGGTGCGTATTCGTGAGCATAAAATGCAGCCTCAGCGGGGTCTTTTGAAAAAAATGTCAACCCTTTTTCACTACTGCCAACATTATATTCACCCGTGCTTTTTATGTGACCTGTTTTTTTAAAGCTCCTGTATTCGCGGTTAGACATTCCGCGAAAGTAAGTTTTATCATTTTTTGTTTGTGTGTCAACAATACCGGCAATACCAGTAGCACGACCCTGCTTGGCATTCTCCTTTAAGGAAACAATACCACCTTCCTTATACCTTTGCTGGAGAAAAAAGTCAGGAACAGCTAAGGGCTTCACCCCCGTGGCACTGGTATCAAGGGATTTGAAATAGTTGTGGAGGAACCCAAGTTCTTTCAAGCCGTTTCCGGATCGCCCCGAGGAAGCGTTGGCGGTATCCAAAACATCCTGCGTAGACAAAGCTGCTTGCTGACCTTCGAGGGCGGCTGCTTGCTCAGGTGTTTCTGCAACGTCAACCTTAGGCTTCTCTAATACTCCGGCAGAAGGAGGGCTAAAAGTTTTGGGTTGAGATGAGGCGTCTCCGGAAAACTTATTAGTAATTTTGTTTGCAAACTCGGAGGCAGACATATTGGGCTTGCCGCCGTTCCACACAACAGCATCTTCTCCAACAACCTTTGACGCTGGCTGGTCTCCGGCCCTCAAAAGATCAACATAACCTTTGGCCCCTTGCTGATGGGCCGCGTACAAATCGGCGGCTGTTGGGTTTTCAATACCCTGACGCTGTAAAGAAACCTTGTTCCGAGCAGCCATACGGGCCGCTGCTTCGGCAGACTCTTCCAAGCTGTAGGGGTCTTTAAGGTTGAACTCTTTTTGACTCTTCGGGACGAACTGAAAGGGACCAGCCGCCCCGGAGTTCTTGTTGTAAGCCCGTACATTCCCCTGACTTTCAATAGTTTCCGTCCGGCTGAGGTAACCCTCAGGCAAGCCATAGCGGTCTTCAAGGGAACGGAAGTACTGAGCTTTGTCTACCATCGTCAGGGCCTTTTAGCTACATGGGCTCTCGCAAGAGATACGTTGGCACGAAGCTGTGAGATGTCCTCGTTCGAGTTACGACGCTCCTCATCTGCCCGTTCCTTAGCAGCCAGACGACGCTCATCAAGGTCGATACGAAGTGCAGCCTCTTCCGCCTTCTGTTTAACAGCTCTGTCGCGGATTTCCAAGTCCTTGGCCTGAAGCTCAATCAGCGGATCTGCGCCCTTCGGTGGGTTGAGATCTGCCATAACCTTGTCGATCATCTGCGCTTCGATCTGCGCCTGTTGTTTCATAAGGGCCTCGGGCGGAGGCATGGGGGCTCCCTGTAACTGCTGCATCTGTTGCATGATCATCTCATGCGCTGCCATTGATACATGCTCAAATACGTGGGCCAGCAAGATCCCGTAGACTTGCGGAGAAGTCTGGATCAACTGCGATTTGATGAAGGCCATATGCGCTTCAATGTGGGCTACATGGTCCTGATCCGGAAAAACCTGAAGAGCAGGAGCACCGTTGGGTACAAGCATAGAACGAGCATTTTCAATTGCCGGACTTTGAGGTTGTGGCTGGGGGGGAGGTGGCAGGATCATGTCAATATTCCGGACATCGAGTGCGGAATACATGCGATGATAAGCCTCATACTGGTTATGCAGCTGCGGGGCTTCCTTTGCCAACTGCAACTGCTGCTGGGCCAGCGCGATACGCTGGGTCATGCTGAAGATGTTGGGATCGCTGACGGGCAGGATGTCAATCTTGTCGTCAAAGTCTTGACGCTTAATATCCGGAGTGCCGCCTTCTACCTCATATGGGTACTGGTCAGGCATATACTCGGCAAACACCTGAGCCAGTAACCGCAACTCCTGCTTTTGGGCATAATGCAGACGCTTGTGCACCGCGCTCATGACGCGAGAGCCACGTTCCAGCAAAGCGATGGTGGTTCCAACTGGCAGCTCTTGGTTGCCATCTGACATACCGAGATCGGCAGTCCCGAGGAACTTCTCTGCCGACGAAACAACGAAGCCGAGCAGCTGGAACAGGGTTGCAGAGGGTTCTTTGTAGGGCAAAGGCAGCAGATTCTGCGCCAAGTCCCCGCCGGGTGCGTCGACATCGCGCCATTCGCCCGGTTGCAGTGGGGATTCCTGATCTTGGATCCGCAAGCCACGCGCTTTGAACCCGGCAGGAAGGTTTGCCAGCGTACCAGCGTCGATTAGCTGGCGCAAAATGGAAGTTCCGCTGCGGGCAAGGTTGCCCAACAGGTGGATCAGGCCAAAACCGTAGAAGCCAAGGCCGGGAAGGAACTTATAGTGGACAAAATACTGCTTTTTCTTTTTCCGGACGTCATCTTTTTTGTAGTTGCGGCGGATTGCCAGTACGTCGCCGGAGTCAGAGTCAATTGTTACGATGTATGGCAGCTTGATCCCGGTGGGTTCGCCGTCATCGTCCAGATCTTCGAAGCCTTCGATGTCCAAATAGCAGTGGCACTCCCACAAAACGTAGTCTTTGGGGTCACCCGACGGCTCGATCCCGGAAATCCGGTCAATTTTTTCGTCAATGTCGCTACGATCAGGCTCCGTTGGGCCTGTCAACTCCACATTACGGTAGAATCCGGTGACCTGTTGCTTGCGGAGTTCGTTTTCCGAGACCCGTAACACATGGGTTACCCGTTCTGCGGTCGCCAAATCGCGTGAACCGTAGGGAACGATGAGATCTTTTGGCAAAATGTAGGGGCTAACAGCCCGTCCGAAGTCGCCATCGTAGTAAACCTTCTTGAAAGCCGAGCCGCCGTAGCCAACATAGAACAGCATCTGGTCAAACTCGGGGTCATACTCCTCCATGACTTCCGTAATCTGATAGTTCATGTAGTTTTTGACGCGGTCAGCTTGCTGTTCGCGCTCAGGTGTCACCTTACCAACGATACGCGCACGGGCAGGGCCGCTCGCAGGGAGCAGTTCTTTGTACGACTGCGCCTGAAACTGGGTGACAGCCTCGTTCAGCAGGGGATGGGTTACGCCAGTCGATCCGTTAAACGGCTCAGTGCGCTCTGTATACGTAAGACCAAGGAGAGTAAGACCCTCTTCGTAAGTCTTTTTCCATTCCTCACGGCCTGAATCATCTTCATCAATAGCAGACGAGAGATCCTGACTGATGGTTGCAAGAGCACTGTTATCCAGAACCAGTGCCAAATTGTCACCAAAACCGAGTGAAGATATGTCCATTTTCTCTGGATCTGTGTCGCCAAAAGTGATTGTAGCTCCACCATCTTCATCCTCCTCAATCGTGAAATCATCGCTCTCGTCAATACCGTCTTCCGGCAACTCGACCTCCGCGCCACCAAGGTCAGAGGACAAAGGACCGTTGTACAAGGAATCTTCTACGTTATTGAAGGGAGATTTTGCCATCAGTAATAAACCCTGTACGTTGACCTCGGACCTTCGTCCATGGTGTAGTCATCCGGATGTGTAACAAAGCCACCCTGCCGGAATCGCATGAGGGCCTGTGAAGCGCAGTCAACCAAGTCGTCGTGCTCACCGTTGGGGAACGCGGCTATCTCCTCGACAACCTCTTCCGCCCAAGATGCCTCTGGCCTCCAGACAAGCCCCGCTTCAAACAGGGAAGCAATCGAGTTCAGACGTACATGCTTATCATTCCCACGGCTCGGCGTAAAGTCCACCGCCGGGATGCCTACGCTCCGGAGTTCCTGTAACAGAGGGAGGCCCGCAGCCTTTGCTTCGATCAGCACGGTCTCCGGTTCCCAGTACTTGTACTCTTCAAGGGCAATGCGTTTGAGCTCGGGGAACTCCCATCTGCCTTTCTTGCAGTCCAGCAAGATGACGTTCGCCGGGCCATCCTCTCTGGGGTAAAAGACCCCCCACGTCTGGATCGCGCTGTAGTCAGCCGTCTTCTTTTTGGTGTGCGCCGTGTCGTAAGACTGCATGACGTATTGCAAACGGGGAACCTTCTCCTGCTCCCACACGTTCCACCAGCTACGCTTGATGATGGACACCGAGTCCGCCGTTGGCTGCTGCATGTACTGCGCTTGCCACTTGGACAGGGTGATCGAAGCCTTGATCCCCTCAAGTTCCTCAAGCTTCCAGTACTCAGGCCAGAGCGGCTCACCGCTATCCAATATTGCCGGAAACTCCACGACCTCCCACTGATCGGCTTTGGGATCTGTCGCTTGCTGCTTTAAAAGGCGGGCGGTCAGATCCGCCTCCCCCCACCGGGTCATAACAACAAGGATCGCCCCTCCGGGCTGAAGACGCTGGCGTGGTCCGGATTGATACCATTCCCATGCGCCTTCCATTGCTGTTGGTGAGAGGGCGTCTTGTTCTGAGTGCGGATCGTCAACAATGAAAAGATCCGCGCCGCGCCCTGCGATATTACCCCCAACACCCGCTGCATAGTACTCTCCTCCTTGATCGGTCTCCCAGCGATACGCTGCCTTGGAATCTGACCGTAGCTTCACTTCTGGAAAGATGGGCTTGAACATATCCCCATCCATTAGGTTTCTCACTTTACGCCCAAACCGGATCGACAGATCAGCGGTATGGGTCGCTTGCATAATCTTCTTGTCTGGCATCTGCCCTATGAACCAAGCCGGAAACAGGTAGCTGGCAAACTCAGACTTCGTATGCCTCGGCGGCATGTTGATGATCAAACGCTTGAGCTCGCCACGCGCCATGGCCTCAAGCTTCTCAGCAACAATCCTATGGTGTCTCCCGGCAATAAACCCGGGCCACACAAACTTAACGAAATCAAGAAAGCCAACCTTGGCCTTCTCTAGAGTGGCAAGTCTCGCCGCTCTTTCCAAAAGACGAGCGTATTGGCGAGCCGCGTCTTCCGGGAGGCTATGTGCAAGTTCAGAGGGCAAAGGATAAAGCTCCGTAGATAAAAGGGGACGGTAGCAAGATCAAAGCCATAGCTACCGTCCCAAGTCTAGGGAGGAACACCATGGAGCAGACAAGGTGTACGCGCAATGTATACCAGCATGCCGCTCTTCGCAAGTGCAACATATGGAAAAAGCAAGTCTTTTATTTGTCATCTTTTGTTTGTAGCTTGCAGACGTTCACCTCACCTGTGGGAGTTTGCCATGTCTGTTGTTATCGGTACTGCTGTTATAGAACGTAACGAGGGCGAGATCGATCTCGTTCAGTTCAACCTGTCCGACGAATTTATGGAATGCTCGTTGCCAGAGCGCATCGGTGCACTCTATATGCTCATCGATCATTTGTACGACCTGATGGACGATGACTACATCATCGTTGAAGAAGACGAAGAAGGCGAAGACGACGAGTGGTCAGAAGAAGACCTCGCCTAACCCTCACAACCTACAAAGCAATAAATGGGGGGCTTCGGCTCCCCATTTTTTATGGGAGGTTCCGAGTGGTGGACCTGACGCTGTTCTCCTGTGGTCCACCTAAACAGAGGGGAAACAGCAAAAAACCTCTGACCTCGGTTATTAACCGGTACACTACAATGTCAACGCGGTCCAATAGTTTTTGAAATTTTTATTATGGGGTGGGGGTAGGGGACCCATTACTATTAGTTGACAATTAGGGGGTAGGCCAAATGTTTTGAAGTTGCTGCCGTTCCGGGGAAAATCGGATTTTTAGGTGAGTCCTGCGAGCGGGCGGGCCTAAAAGGGGGGTCGGCGATTTAAACCGTCGGAAACCTGACAGCTGGAAATCTGCCAAGGGACCCGAGACTAAGTAGTTTTACTTACGACTAAGGTATAGGTTGACAATGTCAATTGTATCATGTAGAGTATAGGCACGGTTGAGAGTGGTTCTTAATCGTAGAGAAAGAAAGAAAGTCACATGACAAAAGAAACATCACGCTACGTGATCCCCATGCGGATCATCACACTGGACGACGTCGGGCACGGTATCCAGACTTGGAAGACCGGAGAACTTGTCGGGGTGTCCGCCCGCCATATCGAGTCGATCCTGAATATCCCATCGATCAAGTCTGATGATCTCGGCGGTAAGGTCACTCGCGAATGGCTGTTCGAGGTCGGCGGGCCCGAGAGCTTCACAGGGTTCGTCATGCATATCTGGGACTGGAAGGGGTCAAGCGGGCAGGGTCGTTGGTCGACGTTCGGGCCCCATGCCTACTTCGAAGTTATGTTTGGCGAACACTATAAGCCCTACGATACGACAGTCGGGTTCAAGGCCCGCGACTCGATCCTCGCTTAACCCCATCGGGCCCGCTTCGGCGGGCCCACCAACCATAGGAGAAAGACCATGATTATCATCAGTGACGCAAGACAAGACGACCGTATCCAGAGAGCCTTTGACGTGTTGCATTCGAACGGGGTTAGGGTTCTACTATCGATATCGGTAGAGGATATCTATGAGGTTGCGGCAGAGCAAGAGATGACAGTGACGCCGGAGCGGGCACTGGCGATTGTCGACATGATCTATAAGGAGCACATGTCGGGCGACGATTGGCAATCTATCACCGACCGTGTCGGCGAGATGCTAGCGGACTAATCTTTAAACACTGGCGATTCTAGCGAGCGGGCGCGGCGGTTCAGTCGGGCCCGCTTTTTCGTTTCCGGCGGGCGCAACAATCCGGTCGAGGCGCAAAATAATTTGTTGACACTGTCAAAGGTCACTGATAAACCTATATGGCCTGAACGGTTCAGGTTAAGGAGAAAGATTATGGACTCATACATTGCAAAGCGAGGCGAAGGGGTTACCGCGTATGTCGGGCCTGACGCGACACGGTTACTGCATGCTTTCGCGGTTAAGCATGCTCTGAAGGCTATCAAGCATGGCATGCGGTTAACCCGCACTGCTACTCCGAAGGCTTCTCTTGAGAGGGCCGGAAAGATTACAGGCAAGGTCTACAAGCGGGGCCAGTATGATCAGGCCATTGCTGATGTGGACCAGTGGATCTACACCATGCAAGCGGCCCTGCCTGTCATCACGAACGACTAACCCTATCGGGCCCGCTCCGGCGGGCCCACCACATGTCATTAGGAGAAAGCACATGACACGTCCATTGCACACTATCGCCCGCGAGATATCTGTCGATTGGAAGAAGCCCTACTTCGGAGCGGTTCCATATCTGCAAGCCATGGCGACGCTAAGTTCCATCGAAGACCCTTTTTACTATGATTCTGGAGATAGCATCGTTCGCTACTTTCTCGCGAACGCTGCCACTTGGCGGGGCGAAACCGCCAAGCGGATCAAGGCTGAATTGAAAGCCATGCTCTAACTTGTCGCCCTGCTACGGGGGCCCGCTTCGGCGGGCCCTTTTTTTATGCCTGTATATTATAACACTGGCGATTCTAACGAGGCGCGGCGGGCGATTCTCTCGGGTTCTATCTTAAACACTGGCGATTCTTTCGAGCGGGCGCGGCGGGCGATTCCGGCGGGCGCAATAAATCGCGGCGATTTATTTTGGCGATTTATTAGTTGACAATGTCACCGGATCCTGTTAAACCTAATGAGTCTTTTAAACCGAAGAAAGGGTTATCCTATGGACATTAACGAGGTGGTTGAAACCATTAATAAACTCGAAGCGGCGGGGTATATTGTGGCAATCTTTAGGCCACACGATACGCAATGGATTATTGATAGCGAAGAAGTTGAAGAAGCAATGATTGCAGCCGGACAAAAATTTATAGCTTCTAACCATAGAAAGGATTCTAACAATGATTAAGACAGTGGACGCAATGGTCGAAGCTTTAAAGCGCGGACAGTTCGCGGGCGTGATTCTTTACGAGGGTCCGAGTCGATTGGACGGCAAGCCGATTGCTGTTATCGCAAACCGCATAACGACAAAAAGCAATAATGATAAGACTGGCGCAATGGTCCAAACTTTTATTGTTCGGTCCGACATTAATCCGGTCGAGGCTTTACGGTCCGGCGATGACGCGTCAGTGTGCGGAGACTGCAAGCGGCGGCCTAGTGTCGCGAAAGCGGCGGGCATCAAACCTTGCTATGTTAAGGTGTTCCAGTCGGTTCTTTCGACATGGAAAGCCTTGGGGCGCGGGCGATATGCTCGCCCGATTGTAGACTATGATCCTAGGATCCTGCCCGATTTGTTCGAAGGTAAAGCCTTTCGCATGGGTTCCTACGGGGATCCTGCTGCTGCACCCTTTGCAATGTGGGCGCGGGCTGTTAAGCGGGCGGCGATGGTTAACGGTTATTCTCATCAGTGGCACAAGCCAGAGTTCGCTAAGTTCAAAGCCTTGACCATGGCAAGCGCGGACAATGAAGCCGAAGCCTTGCAAGCATGGGACGCGGGCTGGCGCACGTTTAGAGTTCGGGCGAAAGATGAAAGCCGCTTGTCAAACGAGGCGATTTGTCCGGCATCGAAAGAGGCGGGCGCAAAGGTTTCCTGCACCGATTGCAAAGCATGCGGCGGGCACTCGGCAAAGGTCCGCAAGTCCATTGTCATCATGGCACACTAAGGGGGCAGGGGGGCGAAAGCCCCCTTTCCTTTGTCCGCTGTCTTTACACTGGCGATTCTGTCGAGTCCTTGTATTCTGGCGATTCTTTCGAGCGCGAGGCCGCGAGTTCGAGGAAAGCCGACCACATCCCCCTGCCAATGGGCAAGATCATCAAAGGTTCTGGCGATTCTGTCGACGGGTCGTGCAGTTGGGTCACGTGTTCTGCGCCATAAATCCTGACGACCCATGCCCGAGGGTGGCTGATCAGGTTATAGACATTGCGTGAAACGCGGGACCGCTTGGTCTGCCATGCAATTTGCGCGGGTCTCCACAGTCCATCCCCTTGAAATTTTATGGTAGAACAGACCTTGAGTTCGCACCACAGCTCAATGGTGGTTTCCTGCGACAGAGAAGGCCACACATAGGCCCCGTTCAGGTCGGGGATACCCGAACCCGCCCAAGCCTCGATGCGGGTCCAGTGAACGTCCTTGTCGGTTTCCTTTTTCAGGTGTTCCCAGATTGCTTTTTCGGTCTTCATTCGTCGAGCTCCGCGAGGGTGTCGGGTGACTCGTATGTGGGTATGTCCTCGCCTGTTTCGGAGCGCATGGTCTTGACCATGTCGATGGTTGGGCCTGTCCCCTGTGCAAGCGCGGGAAACTCAGCCTGAAGGCGCATGATCTCGGCAAGAACCTCCTCCTTCGACATCTGATCGATCTTGCCGACCAGTATCTCCGAGCGACTGATGTAGAGCCCTGCGGCCTGTCCTCTGGCCTTCTCGGCGGCAACAGCAGAGGCATAGTTCTGCTTCTCCATCGCGGCATCGCGGATGCGGGCCAGCTGTCGGACGTGGTTGTCGAAGGTCACCTCATACTTTTTGCCAAGCTCCTCTTTCAGCTCGGCTATGCGGGCAAGTATCTGGGGGTAGTCCCTGCCGTTCAAGAATTTAGAGCCCGCCACCAGTGCGGTGCTCTCGGTGTATCCAGCAAGCCGTGCCGCCTCGGTGCGGGTCACGTCCTCGGTGGCGTAGATGCGGCAGAATTTCTCCTGCTTCTCGGTCAATCCCTTTTCATTCTTCGGGTTGACAACAATGTCAAGTTTTGGGCGGTGGGTCACTTTCGAACGGGCCACAGATGCTCTCCTTCGCTGGCGGTTCTGCTATAAACTATCACAGTTCTATCAAACATTGTAACAAATATAGTATGTAAGCCTTTGAATATAGGGGGATATCATCTTATAGGGGGTTTAGCGAGGAAACGGTCCAGAGGGGGGTCCGTCTCCGCGTACGTGCACGAGGCGACAATTCTGTTTACTGTGTGCGCGACGGAAGTGATGATAATTCTGGAAACCCCCTATATTTTGATATCTACCTATATTCAAAGGGTTACACACTATATCATTGACAATGTTTGATAGAGTCTATCTTCTCTAAGGACAAAGGACAGCCGCCCTTCGAAAAACAATTTGTAAATTATTTCCACAACCCCACTTGACACTGTCAAATCACCCATCTATCTTGACATACAAGACGGGACCAACACAGAAAGGATGACCCCATGTCTTACACCGCAGAGCAGATGTACCGCGACCTCTACCGCAAGACCACCGAGCAGATCATCGAGATGATGATCGCCACTGGCATCAATCCCGAGCTGGGCTATTACGAGAACGAGTCCGCAAACCTCTTCGACATGGGCGCGTTGCATCTGATGAACCGCCTTAGCGGATCCGACTTCTCCCGCGTGATGAACCGCATCGGCGACATCGCAGTGCAAAAGGCAGAGGACAGCGGCGAGATCCCCTACTGGACCTATGACCGTCCAGCCGAGGATGCTGACGACACAATCAGCTACTGTGTTATCGATCCTTATGATGAAATCCCCATCGACAACGATGAACAGGTCCGCTGGTATGACACCAGTGCCGAGCTCTGCTGACGTTGTCAGACAATCCAAAAGCCCCCCTTTCCAAACATCTGACAATCCGGAGAAAGACCATGACCTTCAAGACCTTTGCCACCGCCCAAGAGATCTTTGACTACGTGACCCCCCTGCTGTTCGAGCAGGGGGAAAGGTCTATAACTCTGCACGAGGAAATAGAAAACCACACCCAGTGCTCTTATCGCGGTGGGTACGAAGGCGAGCTTCGCTGTGCGATTGGCTTCATCATCCCAGACGAGCTGTATTGCGAGGCCTTCGAAGGCCAGAACATGGCGAACCCTGCACTAAAAGACGCATTGTCTTCGGTCATTCCGATAGAGGATGAACAGCTGACCCTTTTCCTGCAACAGTTCCAAGACGCTCATGACTACTGGGATGACACCGCCTCCGACTTGTTCCGCCGCCTCCAAGACCTTGCCATATGTTGGAAGCTGGACCGGACGGTTCTGTCGAGT